CGCGATCGTTGGACCGCTCATCGAGGAGCAGGGGCAACCGCCCCGCCGCGCGATCCGGTCGAGCTTCCGCGAGAACGCCGTCCTCCTCCGCGCTGAGCCCGACTACGCCGACAAGCTGCGCGCCGCCGCCTCGAGCGAGGCGCAGCGCAAGGCGTGGGAGGACGGCGACTGGGACATCGTCGCGGGCGGCATGTTCGACGACCTGTGGAAGCCTGACGTGCACGTCGTCCCGCCGATCCCGCCCGCGAAGATCCCTGCTGGGTGGAAGCTCGACCGCTCCTACGACGACGGGCAGACGCACCCGTTCTCGGTCGGGTGGTGGGCGCAGAGCTCGGGCGAGCCGGTCGAGTGGGAGGGGCGGCAGCTCGGCGCGGTGCGCGGCGACCTCATCCGCGTCGGCGAGTGGTACGGGTGGACCGGGCAGCCGAACAAGGGGCTGACCATGAGCCCGCGCGACATCGCGCGCGGCATCCTCGAGCGCGAGCAGAAGTGGGGGATCGCGGGGCGGGTGCGGCGCGGCCCGGCCGATACCGCGATCTTCAACTCCGACCGCCGCGACCGCAACGTGAGCGTCGCCAGCGAGATGGCGAAGCAGGGCGTCCACTGGGAGCCGGCCGACAAGGGGCCGGGCAGCCGCATCCAGGGCTGGAAGGCGGTCCGGGACATGCTGCGCGGCGCGGTCCCCGGCGACCACGGCCGCCGCGAGTTCCCGGGGCTCTTCATCAGCGCGCGCTGCGACCAGGCGCTCCGGCTCCTGCCGGTCACCGCGCGCGACGAGAAGGACCCCGACGACGTCGACAGCGAGTCCGAGGACCACCTGCAGGACGAAATTCGTTACCGGGTCCGCCGCCTGCGCGTGGTCGACAAGACCACGTCCTCCGTGCTTTACTAGCACGAACCGTGCCAGCGGAGAGCCTCGACGGCAAGTACGTCTGCCGCGCTTGCGAGGGCGCCGGCTGGGTGCCCGCGCCCGCGGGCTTCTCGCGGACCTGCGGGGCCTGCTCGGGCAGCGGGCTCCTCTACACGCGGCCGGGCCGCCGGCGTGCGCGGATGATGTACTGATGAGCGCGCAGGCCACGCACCCGCTCTTCGACCTCCGCTTCGACGACTGGATCTTGCTCGGCGACGCGCACGAGGGCGAGCGCCAGGTCAAGGCGAAGGCGGACGCCTACCTCCTGCCGACCCGCGCCATGCGCGACAACGGCTTCGGGAAGGGCACCGGGCTCGGCAACACGAGCCCCGGCCAGGCCGCGTACGACGCCTACAAGGCGCGCGCGGTCTTCCCCGACGACCTGCGCAAGGCCGTCGCGGGCATGGTCGGCGTCATCCACCACAAGCCCCCGACCGTGAGCGTGCCGAAGGCGCTCGAGCCGATGGTCGAGAGCATGAGCGTCGACGGCGAGAGCCTCGAGCTGCTCTGGCAGAAGGTCACGATGGCGCAGCTGCTCTTCGGGCGCTGCGGCCTGCTGGTCGACGTGCCCGACCGCGCGCTCGCGGGCGACGCGATCCCTTACGCGGCCCTCTACGCGGCGACCGCGGTGCGCAACTGGGACGCGGGGCGGCCGACCGCCGCTGCGGCGCGCCGGAAGCTGCGCTTCGTCACCCTCGACGAGTCGGCGGTCGAGCTGCAGCCCGACATGAGCTGGCGCTACGTCCAGCGCTACCGGATCTGCGCCATGGCCGAGGCGCTCGGCGTCCCCGAGCTGTCGGGCTACGTCACCGCGCTCCTCGAGCAGGACCAGGAGGTCGACACTGCGGAGTGGGTGCAGCCGAAGGTCGCCGCGCCGCTGGCCGAGGTGCCCTTCGTCTTCGTCAACCCCACCGACCTCGTGCCCGAGCCGGACGTGCCCCCACTGCTCGGCCTCGCGACGCTGTCGATGGCGGTCTACCGCGGCGAGGCCGACTACCGCCAGGGGCTCCACCTGCAGAGCCAGGACACCCTGGTGCGCATCGGCGGCGACCCCGAGGTGACCGAGGTCGAGCTCGGCGCCGGCGCGGTGATCGACGTGCCGGCCGGAGGCGACGCCAAGTTCATCGGCATCTCCGCGACCGGCTTGCCCGAGCAGCGACAGTGCCTCGAGAACGACCGCAAGAAGCTCGGCGAGCAGTCCATGGAGGGGCTCGACGCGGGTACCGGCTCGAGCGACCAGTCCGGCGAGGCGCTGCGCGTGCGCGCGGCCGCCCGCACCGCGACCCTGACCCGCCTGCAGCACGCCGCGGCCGGCGCGATCCGCGACTGCCTCGTGCACGCGGGGCGCTTCCTCGGACTGTCCGACTCGGAGCTGGACCAGATCGAGGTCACCCCGAACCTCGACTTCTCGAGCCAGAAGGCGCTGCCGATCGACGTCAGTAATCTGATGGACGCGAAGACTAAGGGCGCGCCGCTCTCGCGCGAGAGCATCCACACCTGGCTGCGCGAGAACGAGTACACCGACAAGACGTTCGACGAGGAGCAGGAGCTGCTCGACGAGGAGTCCGCGCAGGCGGACGCGAGGGCGAAGGCGACCGCGGCGAGTGCTTCGCCGCCGGCCGTACCGCCCGCACCGAAGCCGGGCGCGTGACGCGGCCCGGGGAGGGAGTGAGTCCCGATGGCGATCCTGAAGGCGAAGTACGGCAAGATCGACGAGGTACCCGAGCAGTACCGCGACCTCTACGACGAGGCGACCGACGGCTCGGCGAGCCTCAAGCGCGACGCGGTCGAGGGCGTGAAGACGCAGGCCGACGTCGACCGCGTGCAGGCCGCGCTCAAGAAGGAGCGCGACGCGCGGGCGGCGCTCGAGGCGAAGGTCAAGGGCGTGGACTTCGGCGAGCGCACCGCCGAGGAGGTGCAGGAGATCCTCGACTCGGTCGACGACCTCCGGGCGCGCGCCGACGCGGGCGGGAAGCTCGACGACGAGACGAAGTCCAAGGTCGCGCGCATCCGCGAGATCGAGGCGTCGTCCAAGAAGGCGCAGCGCGAGTACGAGAAGGTCAAGGCCGAGGCGGCCGCGGCCGGGCAGCGCGCCGCCGAGCTCGAGGCGACCATCCGGCGCTCGACCCTTCAGTCCGAGGTCACGAAGGCCGCGACCTCCCTCAAGATGCGGCCCGAGGCGCACGAGGACGCGGCGGTGATCGCCGAGCGCATCTTCCAGTTCGGCGAGGACGGCAAGCCGCTCACCGCGGACGGCCTCGACCCGGCAGCCTGGCTGTCGGGCATGAAGGAGAAGCGCCCGCACTGGTGGCCGGAGAGCACCGGCGGCGGGGCCGGCGGGAACAGCGGCGGGGCCGGCGGCTCCGCGGCTAACCCCTTCGGCAAGGACGGCGCGACGAACGTCAGCCGCGCCGCCGTCATCATGACGAAGGACCCGGCCCGAGCGGACTCGCTGGCGCGAGCTGCGGGCCACGCCAGCGCCAAGGCCGCGATCGAGGCGGCCGCGAGCGCCGCGGCGCGGGCCTCGTGATAGGGTAACGCGATGGGAGTATCGCGCACGGTCCCTAGGTCGCTGGGCGGCAGGACCGTGCCGCGCTCGTGGGGCTACCGCGCGGGTGTATGGCAGCCCGAGGACTCGGTCGTGGCCGACTTGATCAGCGGCTTCGGCCTCGTCCCGGCCGCTGGTGCGGTGGTACGCGGCGACGTCGTCCCGGCACTGCTCACCGAGAACACCGACAACGTGGACCGGTCGAACGGACCGGGCTATACGACCGCCAGCGTCACCCCGACCGCCAACCGCCTCACCGCGATCGCAATCTGCTGCAGCCACGCCACCGCGGCCGAGGTGCCGTCGTCGGTCACCGGGTGCGGGCTCACGTGGACGCAGATGTCGCCCAACGGCACGCAGACGTATGCCGCGGGCAACCGCCGGGTGACGTGGTTCTATGCCTTCGGCGCTAGCCCGAGCGCCGGCGCGATCACCATCAATTTCGCGACCACGCACACCGGGTGCACCTGGGCGGTGTTCGACTTCCCGGGCGCGCGGCTGTCGACCGCGCCCGTCCAGGGAGCCGTAGGGACTGCGGCCTCGACGACCGTGACCGCGACGCTCGCGGCGCTAGAGTCCAGCAAGAGCGCGGTGATCTACGCGCTAGGGCGGGTCCTCAACGAGGTCTCGGCGCCGCCGGCGGCCGGCAGCTGGACCGAACTGTCGGATCGCGCGGGCACCTCACCGCCGAGCGCTATGGAGACTGCGTGGGCCATCAACGACGTGGACGCGAACCCGACCTGGGCGACGTCCGGCGGTTCGGCGATCGTCCTCCTCGAAATCAAGGCGGCATGAGATGACCCTGGCAGCCAGCAACTACCTCGAAGGCAAGTGGTTCGACCACCTGCTCCGCGCCACGGCCTTCACCGCGCCGTCGGCGATCTACGCCCAGCTCCACACCGGCGACCCCGGCGAGGACGGCACGAGCAACGTGCTCTCGACCTCCGGCGCCGCGCGCGTCGCGGTCTCCTTCTCGGCTGCGTCGGCGCGCGTGGCCGCCTCGAGCACGCAGTGCGAGTTCGGCCCGTTCGCCGGCGATCCGCCCGCGGTCACGCACGTGACGCTGTGGGACGCGCTCACGAGCGGCAACTGCCTCGCGCAGGGCGCCGACGGCGCGTCGGTCGACGGCTCGACGAACGGGATCCTCCGCATCGCTGCCGGCGCGCTGACCCTCGCGCTCAAGGAGTTCCAGACCTCGCCCCTGGCCGACATCTCGACCGCGGCCGCGAACGCGCTCCTCAACCTCACGCTGCGCGGCACGGCCTACTCGGCGCCGACGGGGCACAAGGTCGCGCTGTACTCGAACAGCCCCGGGGTCGGTGACACCGGCACCGAGCTCACGGGTAACGGCTACGCGCAGCAGGCGATCACCTTCGGCGCGGCGACCGACGGCGTCGGGTCGAACTCGAACGCCCAGACCTTCGGCCCGGCGACGGGGTCGAACTGGACGGCCTGCACGCACGTCGCGATCAAGGACGGCTCGGGGAACCTCCTCATCTTCGGCGACGTCACCGACTTCACGCTCCTAGTGGGGCAGTCCTGGCTGTTCTCGATCGGAGACCTCGTCGCGAAGGTCGGCTGATGATCGACCCGAACGACGACACGCTGCGCTTCGGCTTCTACGGGCAGCCCGCGGGGCCGGCGCGCAAGTGGGCGCCGATGCCGGGGGTCAGGGACGGCGCCGAGCACCGGCTCGAGCTCCGCGGCCCGCCGAACGACAAGCGCTGGGAGCCGCTCTGCGGGGGCTGGGCGGGTGACGGCTACCGCCGCGGCGGCCGTCGGCAGGACCCGCCGCGGTGCGTGGCTTGCGAGCGCGTAGAGGCGGGCAAGCGGTAGGTGTGGTAGAGTCCCAGCATGGCATCCGGCTGGTACAACTCAGGGCTGCGCGACATCGCCGACCGCACGATCGATTACGCGGCCGATACGATCAAGGTCATGCTGGTGACCTCGTCGTATACCCCCGACCCGGACCACGACTTCGCGAACGACGTGGACGCGAACGAGGTCTCGGGCACCGGCTACACCGGCGGCTTCGGCGGCGCGGGGCGCAAGACGCTCGCGTCGAAGACCTTCACGACTGACACGACGAATAACTTCGTGAAGCTCGCAGCCGCGGCGATCACGTGGGCGGCGGTCAACGGCTTCACCCCGAAGTACGCCGTCTTCTTGAAGGAGATCACGAACGACGCGGCGAGCCGGCTGCTCTGGTATCTCGACCTAGGAACCGTGACGCTCAACGGCGGCGACATGACGATGACGCCGGACAGTACGAACGGCTGGGCGAAACTCTCGGCGTAAGCCACCGGGGCGCTCATGGCGCTGACCGGCACAGACCGCGGTTCGGGGAGTCACAACACCTCCGCGCTGTCGTTCACGCTCAGCCCGAGCGGGAACTTCGCCGCGGGCTCGATGGCAGTGCTCTGCGTCGCGGTCGACAACTCCGACTCGGCCGGGGGCGCGCACTCGACCTTCACGGTCACCGACGGGCTAGGTAACACTTGGACGCGGCGCGCGTCGCCACTCTACGACCCCGGCTCGGCGTCGACGGGCGTCGAGGGCGCGACCTTCACGACGGAGATGAACGGTGGCGTCCTGCAGTCGTCGACCGTCATCACGGTCACGTTCGACGCGAACTGCACCGCGAAGGCGTGGACGCTGCACGAGGTCGTCCCGGCGGCTAACAACAAAGTCTCGTTCATCGCGAGCGGGGTGAACGCCGGCGCCGCGTCGGGTACGCCGACAGTGACGACCGCCTCGCTGACAAACGGCGACATGGTGATCGGGTCGGGCCACGCTGAGTCCGGCGACACCTGGGCGGGCGATGCGGACACGAGCAACGGGTCCTGGTCGACGCACCAGCACGCGGCTGCTGGCACCGGCGCGACCGGCATGTCGAATACGTCGCAGCGCAAGGTCGTCACCGCGAC